AATGAGAATGTCTCCGGCGCTTATGGTCTTCGAGATCATTGACATTCGTACTCCGAGCTTGCCTATCGTTTGGGCGACTTGTCAGTCACGTCTTCAAGCGTCGATCATTCTTGAATTATTGAATCAATGTAAAAACCTAAACATCAAAACCAATGGCCAACGAGATAGTGAAAGCAAATGAGTTCTTCAAGCAAGAACAAGTCAAGGCAAAGTTCGAAGAGTTGCTCGGCAAGAGAGCGAGTGCATTCATGACGAGCGTCCTTCAGATTGTCAACAACAACGAGATGTTGAAGAAGGCCGATCCGTTCTCCGTCTTCAACGCGGCGCGTATGGCCGCGACGATGGACCTTCCGATCAATTCAAATCTCGGCTTCGCCTACATTGTACCTTACAACGTGAAGCAACAAGACGGCTCTTATAAAGTTGAAGCACAATTTCAAGTCGGGTATCGCGGCTTCATTCAATTAGCGCTTCGCTCTGGACAGTTCTTGAACATCTCGTGCGCTCCGGTGTATGAAGGACAACTTTTAGAGAATGACCCGTTGCTCGGTTGTCGATTCAATTGGAAGGAGAAGAAGAGTGAAGTCATTGTCGGCTATGTTGCTTTCTTTAAACTCGTGAATGGTTTTGAAAAACATCACTACATGACAGTCGAAGAGTTAACTCGTCACGGCATGAGGTTCTCTCAGACCTTCAAGAAAGGATTCGGTTTATGGAAGACTGACTTTGAATCAATGGCAAGCAAGACAGTGTTGAAGTTACTCCTCGCGAAGTATGCTCCGTTGTCTATTGAGATGCAACTCGCTGTCAATACTGATCAAGGCATTGTCAAAGTCGACGATCAAGTTGAGTATCCTGACAATGAAGAAGAAGTTGTTGTTGATAAGCAAGCGGAGCGAGTGCTCTTGATGATACAAGATGCCAGGACAACGGAGGAGCTAGAGCAAATGAGGGAACTCGCTCACTCGTCAGACAACTTAATCAAAGCGTGGAACGAGCGAGAAGAACAACTCACGCTTGAAGAAGCGAAGAGGAAGGATGAAGAAGATAAAAAAACTAAAGCTAAAAAATCATGAACAAGAAAAAACAACTAAGTGACTATGCTCCCGAAGAGTTGAAGTCACTCCTCAACGCGATCACTGCGGCAATGCTTCTCACATTGATCAATGACTCAAGCATTGACACTCCCTTCGAGGTTGATCATCTTCGAATGTGGATGAAGGAAATAAGTTCGGCTATCAAAACTCAACAAGCGAATGGAGGGAAGTAAACTATTCAAAGCGAGAGCATCGCGTCTCGGAGATGTGATGACTGAAGCGAAAGCGAAGAGCGACTTGATTGGAGAGACGGCAAGAACTTACTTGCTGTCTCAATACATCTTCAATCGTTGGGGGAGGTTCAAAGAGTTCTCGAACAAGTTTGTCGAGAAAGGACTCGCGGTCGAAGAAGACGCGATCACTTTATACTCAAGGTACGCGAAGAAGTACTTCACAAAAAATGAAGATAGCTTCGAGAATGATTTCATCACCGGACATCCTGACGTCTTCATCATGGACGCGTCGAGAGTGAGTGAAGTCGTTGACGTGAAGTCATCTTGGGACTTGCATACTTTCTACAAAGCGAAGAAGACCATTGATAAAAAATATTACTGGCAACTTCAGGCTTATATGGAATTGACGGGAGCTTCGAAGGCTCGTCTTGTCTATTGCTTGATTGACACTCCTCAAAAGTTAATTGATCAAGCCGTGAGGTATGCGGTCAATGATGGAGCGATCATGAGCGAAGAGTTGATTGAAGCGACGAGAAAGAACATGACCTTCGCGGATATACCAATCAGGAACCGAGTCGTCGAGTTTACTTTCAATTACAACGGTGACCATATGCGCCAGGCAGAGGCAAAAATTTTGCTTATGCGCGAAGAGTTCACTCGCTTGTGGGAAGAAGACTTTCAACGAAGTGTATAAAAAAAATCCCCTCGGAAAACCAAAACCGAGGGGAACACTTTTAAGAGCAAGAAAAAATCTTAATTGAACTTTTAAACAGTACAAAGATAAACTACATTACATGACTAAACAAAACAAAGTCGCTTGAGTGAGAAGCGCCAACACTGTCGAGAGTGTTGATTCAAAGATAATAAATTTTTATGTACGGTGTGCAAGTAAGTCTTCTCGACGAGGCTGAAAGCTCACTCGGACTTTTTTATCTTATGGCTACAAATCTGCCTTACTTTAAATTCTATTGTGCGGAGTGGAACGACGGCTCGATCACTCTTCAATCTCTTTCGGTTCAAGGTCTATTTATTAACCTTTGTTCTCACTATTGGTCGAAGTCCGGAAAGCTCTCGCTTAGCGAAATAAAGCAAAGGCTTTATAAAGCAACGGACGACGACTTCGCGACACTAATCGCGAAAAATCTGATTGTCATAAACGACGATACAATTGTGATAAAATTCTTGGATAAACAACTTCAAGAGCGTCTCAAAATCTCTGAAAAAAATTCTATCTCCGGGAGCCTCGGCGGGAGAGGAAACAAGCGAGAAGACAAGGAAATAAAAAGCGAACGTAAAGCGAACGCTAAGCAAACGCCAAGCGAACGCCAAGCGAACGTAAAGCCAAGAGAAGAGAAGAGAAGAGAAGAGAAAAGAAGAGAAGATACACTCACTGAGACAGTGAGTGAGAACACGCACACGAACAACGGCAAAGCGATTGAAGAGAAGTCTCAAGCCTTGCGCTTCGGTGACCCGTCAAACTCGCAATACTTTTTTTCGATCAAGCCGAAGTATGTGCATGACTCTTGGGTCGAAATTTTTGGAGTCGAAGGTCTCGCGAACTTCATCAACTCAAAACGCGGAGCACTCGCGAACGCAACTCCCGAACTCGCCGAAAGTTTCATGAAGAAGTATCACGGGCAAGAGTTCAACGAGTATTCTCACTTGATCAATTGTTGGCGCAAATTTATTTCATGATGGAAGACGCAAGATTCAAATACCTCGCTTTGCATAAAGGTTTTCCAGACAGAGCCGGGAAGCTCGATCAAGTCGCGGCAACGCTGAAGAGAGCAATACGAAACTACCCAAAGCATAAACTTTCGGACAACGCGAAGGCTATACTTTTAACAGCAAGTGAACTCGTCGACGTGTGCGAAGAGTACAACAAGTTTATGAAGTCGCTTCTCAATCAAGTGTTTGTCGATTATTCAAATCTCAGCAAGGTCGCTGAGATGCAATCAATACTCGACGAACAAGCCGAGCTATTAAAATTATTTTTAGATCAAGACACAAAACCAAATGACATTCCAAGAACAAATTCAAGAACAACTCAGGACTGACTTCGTGCCGGGACGTGAGTACTTCGAGAAGCCGGAAGTGTATGAGCAAGAAATTTTAAAAGGAATTTTTTGGGACAAGTCGAAGTATCATCTTCCGAGACTTGATCATCATGCTCCGTACAAGCAAGGGCAACTTACAACGATCATCGGTCACACGAACGTCGGCAAGACAACGCTTGCACTATTTCTTTTTTCGCGTATCATCGACGAAAGAAAATTAATTATCTACTCCGCAGAAAACCGGATAAGTCAACTCGCGAGATTGATGATTCAGTTCAGGCATCAATCAAAAAACTATCAAGCTCACTTCGATTGGCTTCGATCGCGTGTGATGTTCATCAAGCACGTCAAACAATTTTCGTACAAGGAGATGCTTGAACAGATGGCCATAAGCGACGACATAGGATTCAATGCTGACATGATTTTTATTGATCCGTATAACTCGTTGAAGGTTGAAAAAAACGGAAGTCATCAATACCACTACGAAGCGATTGAAGACATGAGAATTTACTGTCAGCAAACTCGCAAAAGTATTTTTTTGAATTGTCATACGGTGACTGAAGCTCAACGCGTGAAGCCGAATGCTTCAGGAGAGATAGCCTTACCGTTGATGGGTGATGTTGAAGGAGGTGCAAAGTTCCCCAACAAGTCGGACGATGTTTGGGTCGTTCATCGCGACTTGTATCACGTCAATCCGATCATGAGAAGAATCTCGAAGCTCGTCGTCGGCAAGGTTCGAAACACCGAAGGAGGAGGAGAGCCGACAGGCTTCAGCAATCCTATCGAGTTTGACTTCTTGCCCGATTGGACCGGATATCGAGAACTAAATTCGATCATTCTTCCGGCTCCGTCACGAGTCACGGCTGAAGCGCTGAACGGGCAAGATTGGAAGACAAAACAACACGAAACCGACAAAGAGCCTTTTTGACGCGATCATGAAAGCACTCAACACCAAATATCTCAATATGGCCGTGGAACGGATTTTAGGGCGTGTTTCACGGACTTTCACCCGAAAGCCCTGTCAAGACAGGCCGAAATCGAGAAGTCTCGTTCGCAAACGTTTGCAATTTGAAATTCGGACTTTCGGCCCTGACGGCCTTTCGGGCCTGATTTGATACTTTAAACTATAAACCTAGTTAACGGCCATGGGCCACAACTTTTAAGAGCATGAGCAAAGTAAACTTGATTTTTTTGATCGTCAATTCAATCATCTTGTTGGCGGTCGCTTTGAACTGGCATGAGAAACATAAACCAAAAAACAAAAAACAATGATGAACAAGGAACAAGAAGAGCTTCGATCGTTCGCACTAGAGCGAGTCAAGAAAGCCGAGCTAATTATCTCAATCACTGTCGAGCCTGAAGGAAGCGCTGTCGTTATCGTCGGAGAGCGTGAGTTATTACTTGAAGCGTTGATACTTCGCGAACTCAGTGAAGATCAATCATTGCTTCTCTCGCTCATGGACATTCGAAAGAGACTCGGAGATATCATCGACATACACTTGAGAGTTGTCAAGGACGAAAACAAAATGAATGTCATACGTAAACTTTTAGACCAATGACAAGAGATATGACACGACTTGAAATCGAAAACAACTACGCTTTTTTAAGGGCAACATTGGAAGAACCTAATCCGGTAGACTTTGCTATTGAAATCAATCAAAAGCTATTAGATGAACTCGCTTCGCTCAAGGCAGAGAACACAAAGTATCACCGAATTATACTGGAAGAAAGACAACTGCGTCGAGAAAATGAAAACGCACTGAATAATATTATTGGTAAGTTCAGAACAGAGAACGAGCGACTGAAGGAAGAAGCCAAAGGCATAAACAATTTGCTTGAGGCATTAATAAAACTTCAGGACGACAAAGCGGAACTCGTTGAGGTATTAGCTGTAATAAAAGGTGATTACTCAAGATTTAATCATAGGCTATCCGATGCGAATTATTACAGAATTGAATCACTTCTCTCCAAACACGAAGCCAAATGAAGAACACGAATAAAATTTATGTATTCAAGAAGCCGAGTGAGTTCGTTCTCGTCGAGTCAACTCTCCCGCTAGATCAAATTCGCCAGGGCATTTGGCCTGGAAGACTTCACTCGATCACGCGAGTCAACTCTCCGGAGGATCTCACGGCTATCACAAATTTTTATGGCAAACTTAATTTACATGAGCAACAAAAAAACAATTGAAGTGTGGGTGAATGTTTTCCTTGCACCTTATTCAGACCGTTATTACTTCTCGTTGTCGTATCCAAGTGAAGCGAAAGCGAGAGCCGTCATGAAGAAGAGAAACAATCTCTTCGGAGACAAGTACATTGATACAATAAAAGTTTTTATACTTAATGAACCAATATGACAACAATTCCTAGAGACGTATTCAAGAACGATGAAGTCTTCACTCACTTGTATATTTATTTAAAGTCAATGCACAAAGTTGCCCGTCACACCGAGAGCAATCTTTTAGCTCACAAGCACGTTGCAAATTTTTGTGAAGAGGCTTGTCACTTCGCTGTCCTTCTTCCTTCGAAGGAACAAGGAGGTGATTCAATTTATCTTCACTACAATGTTTCCTCGTGGCTTCGGGAAGGTTACAAGGTAATAGTGAGGATTGATAGTATAACAATTTATGATACCTTCTCTGAATACGAACGAGCCAGAGTGACAGGACTCCATTCGGGAAGAGAAGTAGACAACCCAAACATAAACTAATTAAGCCAACGTGAAAAAAAATCATGAGAACGAAATTTAAGATTGAAGACTGTCGCGTCGCCGGGGCGATGCACGTCATTGATGGAATGTTCAAAATTCCTCACGCGAAGATAAGAGACTATTCTTACTTTGTTTGCGTATCAACCGGACTCGATTGGGACCATATCTCAGTGAGCTTATACATGACGAAGAACAAAAAACAATTTAGCGTCTTGCGCTGTCCAACGTGGGAAGAGATGTGCTTCATTAAAAATTTATTCTTCGAAGATGAAGAGACGGTCGTCCAATATCATCCGGCCGCGAGTGAGTACGTAAATTGTCATGCGTATTGTCTGCACTTGTGGAGACCGCAGAAAGCAACGCTACCCATACCCGATAAAATTATGGTCGGTCCTGTCGAAGATGAAGTATGAGAGTGCTCATTGCGTGTGAAGAGAGTCAAGTCGTATGCAAGGCTTTTAGATTGAGAGGGCATGACGCGTTCTCTTGTGATCTCAAGCCTTGCACCGGCGGTCATCCTGATTGGCATATTCAAGCGAACGTTCTTGATCATCTTCGCGATGATTGGGACTTGATGATCGCTCATCCTGAGTGCAAATATCTTTGCTTCTCGGGAGAGCGTTGGATTAAGACGGAGGAAGGAAGACTTGAGAAGCGTCTCGAAGCGTTCGAGTTCTTTAAAGAATTGTATCACGCGCCGATTCCTAAAAAATGCATTGAGAACTCTCACTCACTTTTTCTCAATCAAAAATTTATGAAGCCGACTCAATCGTTTCATCCGTATCACTTCGGCGACGGCTTCAAGAAGTTAACTTGTATTTGGCTAGTCAACTTGAAGCCGCTCATACCTACTAACATACTTTGGCAACGCTACCCACAAGCTCACCGCGAGTCTCCGGGTCCTGAACGATCGGCGATAAGAGCGAGAAGTCAACCGGGGATTGCTTCAGCTATGGCTGAACAATGGAGTCGAGACATCTCTTATAAACAATACAAACAACTTTCAATATTTTAACCTATGGCAAGAAAAACATCAATCGAAGCGTATCATGAGATCAAAGAGTCGGGTCTTCTCTCGAAGAGAAGGTTCGAAGTGTATGAAGCGCTTTTTTATTATGGACCAATGACACAAGTCGAGACCGGAGTCAAACTTCATCTTGAGAAGATGCACTCTTCAATATCTCCTCGCTTCGCGGAGCTTCGAGATAGGGGAGTCATCGAAGAGATTGGAGAAAAATATTGTTCGGTCACTGGAATGCACGTCATACTTTGGGATGTAACTGACTCGCTACCCGCCCCACTACCAAAACCGAAATCAAAAAAAGAAATCAAGAAAGAGTTGCTCGAAAAAATTGTTACTCTCGGTTTTGCTATCGACAGTCAATGGAAGCCACAACTCAGAGATATTTATCGACTCGCTAACTCGTTATAATAACAAAACCGATACTACACCCACACCTCGCGGCGATTGCTCTCACAACATAGTCGCGAGGTAGTGTAGTCATCACGTTAGCTTTGATCACTCGTCCGTCATGCAAAACGATTTGCCGAGTTGTTAAGACTCTAACCTCGGTGCTTCCATTCTTCGTATCCGAAGCCATATCGAATAGGTCTTGAAGCGTTGAAGAAGTTCACGCTTGCTTCCTTCGCCGGTCTCCCTCCCCTATACTCTGGATATACATTTTGAAATTGACAAATCCATTGTTGGAACTCTCGCTCTAAACGTATAGCCTCTCCGTATGCTTCACGAGAAGTCAGTGAAGTATTCTTGTCAGGAGCCTTCGTGCTTTGCTCTGTCGACTTGTTGACGTTACCTCCTCTCACAATGTGAATAGGATTCGCGTCGACAATGTTTGCGTAAGCATACGCGCATAAAAGTTTCTTTGCTCCTTCCCACTCAATATCAAAGTTGCTTCCATACTTATATTTTTCGCCTGACATCAATTTGTCAAAGCGATCACCGGCGACGATCGTCGCGTCTTTCAACGCGAGATATAACTCAGGACTTAACAAAGTTTTGAAAGGTCCGTCTTGTGCTCTCAAGATATGAGAGTCAACTCGCGAAGCGTCAAGGTTCATTGACACCGGCCAATAAACTCTAACGTCAGTGATTGTGATCAAGTTCATTGTTGAAATTTTTGAGGAATGATCTCGCCAAGTGTGACCGGACTGACTGAGTCATTCGCGATCTCTTGGAATATGTTGCCTAACACCGTCCGGCGATTTTTTGTTCTCACATTGAAGTAAGAATATGAGTCGTTGATCTCTTGCATTGTGAAAAAACTATTCTCCGGCATGATGCCGAGGAGACTCGGAGGTATTGCAAGACTCTGAACAATTCTATTGACTGTCGCTTTGTTCGTTTGCTCGAATAGTTTGTCTTGATCATTGGCCGGAATTTGTTCGAGAACATCTCCTTCGAAGCCGTCAGGAACTTCCCAAACAATAATCGAGTTCGCGTTCTCGGCTCCTCTCACACTTTGCACAAGGTTCTCGACTCTCATTCGCTCGGCCGCGTCGGCGATCTTGCCTTGATGCTTGATCACACTCGCGGATTGAAAGCCGTTCTGAATTGATGACAACTCGAAGACCTGAATCTCTGCATTGCTTTGAGATGAATCAAGGACAGCGTCGACCGTTGCAAGCGGATATTGTTTTTTCTTGGGAGTGTTGAGATAACAAAAGCCCGGGAAGTCTCCTTGCGAGTTGACATCCCAAGTCTCGATCATTTCCTTCGCGTTATCCTTGCCGGTCCATAGCGGGTACGTTAGAATTTTTGGCCTTAATGCAATTGGCAATTGTTCTTCCCAATCGACAGAGATACGAATTGTTTTTATCTCAAGTGATTTGTCCGGCGCACCGAGTCGAACATATTTCATCTCGACAGGATGACAGTCGACTATCTCTCCATCGAGATTAACATCGAGTAGTATAGCGACCGCGTTGTAAGTAGCATAGTCCAGGCTGGACAGGTTCAACAGCTCATTGAAAGTGTACTCGCCGATTTGTTGATCAGTAAGAAAGCCGTCTCCGTTAATGAAGTCACTCGTCACCTGAAGAGCGCTCTTCGTTATCGGAGACGAGTTTATAACTTCCTCGACTCGTTGTGGATACAAGTTATCAATGCCCCAAAGCAATATATCATCGCGATAAGAAACACTGACTGGAAGTCGTTTGAAGAATGGCTTCATTAATTAGTTGCGTTCTTTCGAGTGTTCGCTTTGATGTATGCTTCGACTTCGTCCTTGTCCGATAGCCATTCGTCTAAATTTGTTTCCGGGTTCATTCCTACGATGAAGGCTTCGAGTTGTTCTTCAGTCGCTTTGCCTCCTTTAACTTGACCATAGCCGGTTATAAAAACCCA